AACACGTTGTCTACTAAGAAATCAACATTTTCAGCTAACGTATATTGCTTATCGTAAGCTAATGTTTGATTTTCGAACTTCACAGTTTTCTGATAAATCGGTTTCCCATCAATCCAGGTGCCGATAATCTGTTCATCAGTGGAGTAGTTTATGCCGCCGCTCCCACCTTTTCCAAGATAAGGAAGTATCTGCATGTAGAAATCTCTAAAATTCTTTGCTGTTATCTGGTCATCTGTTAAAGCCATTTTGATATCCTCCTTTCTTTAGACTTTGGTGTAGCGGAGTGTAACGTGAACAGGCTTATTATAATAATCCGAATCACTTTCCAAGTGCATTGCTATTTTGTTCATTCCCGACTGATTATTTGTCCTAATCCACACCTGAATGTTATTTTCATTCTTAAAATCGCCTTGAACACTGTCTGATAAAGTGATATCCCAATTTGCTATAGTAGCGTAATCGTAATTTGCGGGCATATCAGCTATATTAGCATTACCTGAACTTGACGGAGATGTAACGCTATACACCTTCTCAAACAACGGCTTCCCATCAATCCACTGGCCTACGATCTTTTCTCCTGATGCTACTGCGGTATCTGTGGTTTTGGTGTATTGAATGGTTGCTGTAAATGGTTGGTTTTTAAAATCGGTTCTGTTCATATAGTTGAAATATATAGAACTTCCGTCCGATTTTGCGTCAACGCCAATATCAGCGTATGCAAAGTTTGCATTATAACCTGCCGAATTGAGAAACGTACCTCTTACAACAACAGCATTAGAACCATTTGTAATGCCAGTAGATATTTCACCATCATTTGCAGGAGTTGTTCCAGTTATCGTTTTCTGATACAACGGCTTCCCGTCTATCCACTGGCCTATCACTCTCTCATTAGTAGAGAACACAAACGCTTCAGCACTGGGATTAGAGAAATCCATATAAGGTAACGGAGAAATTATCTCTGCCATTTCTGCCGCTGTTAACTCATGAGCCGCTACCTGTGTCTTTTCCTCTGTATCATCATCCTCACAGTCAAAGCCTACAAAGTTAAGCGTATCTCTCTGGGTTAACTCTGTTCCATCATCCTCTATAGTATGTCCACCACCACTTCCAGAACCTTCCAGTACCCATGAACTCGTCTGTGTTACATCCAGATTAACTAATCGGTATGTCTCTCCTGTAGCTACTACTGTGGTTTTCATGCCTATATACTTATAAGGCCAATTAGAAGCCACATAAAGGTCTGCTACTGTAGGACACACATCCCTTGCATCCAAGGGAGCGCCTGCCAGTACCTCTAAGGAGGCCGCTAAGTTGGCTGTACCTTTTCCTCTTGCCATTTATCTTTACCTCCTTATGACCATTTTACTCTTACGGTACGAGCGCCTGTATCAAAGCCCTTGTTGAACGTATAGCGCTTGTATGCTACTGAGTTTCCTGCCGCATCATTGTGCGTTGTATCAGTCACGGTGAACTGGTCTGCCGCATCCTCATACTGTCCAGACAAATCATTCTTTACCTGTACTGCCGTTACTGCCCATGAAGCAGGCATATCAAATACTTCGGGGTTAGCAACTGTCTGTGCGGGGAACTGCATATCACGCTGTTTTGCGCTCTTTGCAACCAAGCTCAGCTTTGAAATCGTACCGATAGCTGAAGTGTTTGCCCACATCGCATCTACGAAATCGTATGTCACGTTTCCAGATTCTACCGAACCTGCCGCTAACGGAGTACTGTAGTTGTTACCCTTGCTATCCTTGGGCTGTTCGCCTGCTGCATAGGAAGCAACTACCTTAAATGTCTTATTGTTTGCAGTAACAGTCTCACTCCATGTATTCTCTACCTGTGAAGTTCCACCATTCAGTACATATCCCGTAACCGCACCTGATCTATAGCCGGATGTTCCGTAAGCAGGATTGATCGTACCTCTGTTGAATGTAGCTGTCAGAGTTACTGCTAACGTAGCGCCTGTTTCAAGCAGTTTATTGCCCGAACCTGCCAGACTAACGCTAGGATTAGTAAACGCAGGATATAAAGTAGGATTCAGAAGAGAGTTCCATAACGTCTCAAATGAAGTTCCTGCCGCAAACGTATCTCCTGCTTCGATACCGCCTACATCTACTGCCGCTGTCAGAGCATTAGCAAGCGCACCAGAGCCGCCACCCGAACCAACCTCAGACCAACTGTTGCTATCAGTAAAGTCTAAATCGTTCAGTACATATATCTTTCCATTCTCTTTTACATATACTTTAAGACCCACATACACATAATCAAATGTGGCCTGTGTGGTCAAATCTGCTACCGTGCCGACTACCTCTCTTGCATCAAGAGGAGCGCCCGCAAGGACTTCAAGCGAACCTGCAAAATTCGCACTACCTTTTGTTCTCGCCATGACTTAACCTCCTTATGACCACTTAACCCTGACTGTACGCGCACCTGTGCCGTAGCCAAGATTGAATGTGTATCGTTTATAGTTCACAGAATTTCCCGCTGCATCATCGTGTGTCGTATCTGTTACCGTGAACTGTGCAGAAGCATCTTCATACTGCCCCGAAAGATCGTTTTTGACCTGTACAGCACTAACAGTCCAACTTGCAGGAACATCAAACACTTCAGGATTTGCCGCAGTCTGTGAAGGGAAGTTCATATCGCGCTGTTTAGCCGATTTACTTATCAGACTAAGTTTTGCGATAGTTCCGATTGCCGCAGTATTCGCCCACATAGCATCCACAAACTCATAAGTGATCGTGCTTGTGTTGACTGAGCCTGCCGCCAGAGGTGTACTGTAATTTGCTCCCGAACTGTCTTTAGGCTGTTCGCCTGCCGCGTAGCTTACTGTAGCACGGAACGTCTTATTAGCATCTGATACTACCACATCAAACGTATTCTGCTCCTGCTCAGTGCCGCTGTTAAGTGAATATCCTGTAGCCGCACCAGACCTGTAACCCGAAGTGCCGTATGCAGGATTGATACTACCTCTGTTAAACGTAACTGTAGCAGTCTTAGAAGCAGTAGCACCCGTTTCAAGCAACTTATCCCCAGGAATAGCGATAGATGCACTAGGATTAGTAAGCGTAGGATAAAGAACGGGATTCAGCATATCGCGCAGTATGGTTTCAAGGCTTGTTCCTTCTGCATATGTAGTGCCGGAAGCAATGCCGCCTACGGTCACAGCAGTAACCAAATTACTGGTCAGTTCCGCAGAGCCTCCCTGTGCGCTGATGCACTCATACTTATCATCATCCTCATTCCAACGGTACATAGTATTCTCATATGCACCTTCGGATGCAATAACATATATCTCATCCTTTGTCGGAACTAAGGGTTCGCCAGAACTGGTGAATGACAGCCAATCATCAGCATAAGGAGTATCACCTACTACATAGGCAATATAAATCCCGTTACCGCTTTCACCGTCCATTACATCCATTGTGCCTGTTTGCACAGTCCCATCATCGAGTGTCCACTGGAATGTAACACGATTGCCGCCTTCTATTTCTGCGATAGATGAAATAACGCAGTTCTTACCTTTAAGACCGCCGCCACCTATTACAGTATCATCTGTATATTTTTTCGCTAACGCAAGGACGGTTATATCCATATTATCCTTCCTCCTACTGCTCTATAAATGTTCCCGATTCATTAGCCATATACAGGCTTCCTGTACCAACGATATAAAGCGTAGACCCTACAGCTATCTGATCGCAGGTCTCATATCCAGGTATATTATCAACCGTAGGAAGCGGAGAAGGCACACTATCCGCATATGCTTCCACATAAACGTGTTTTTCATCACCTCTCGGGATCATTTTTGAATAATTAACTGTCATTTCTATTCCTCCTCGTATTGCAAAAGAAAAAGGGGCAGCCGTAGCCGCCCCAAGGGGGTAAAAGGATGGTTTTTAAAAACCTTCTTCCTCAATCTATGTCTCCCTTTCGGCGGCAGTCTTTCGACTACCGCTTCCTACCGAAAGGAGAGTAGAAACGCTCAAAGCGAAACTACCATTTTGTTGTAGTCCTCAATCCCGTATTCTCCTGTTACGGGAAGCCCGACAGAGGACTGCCACTTCTTTACCGCGTCTCTGGTTCGCTCATCAAACAGACCGTCTGCTACTACATCGTAGCCCAACGCCTTCAGATTCTCCTGTAATAATATGATATGATCGTTGTAATCGCCATATCCAAGTACAGGCTTTGCTATATCATAAGCAGGCTTCGGTTCTGGCTTATCATAACCATTTAATCCCAGATTCTTTATCGCTGTGGGATAATCAACATAGCAGTAATCCTGGTCACACGTTATGCCTGCTATCTGATTGCTTCGGATGTAATTCTGTTCACCGCCATACTGCCAGATTCCCACTGACATACCGCTTTTCAGTTTCGGCATTGACGTTGACCAATACGCTACCCAATGGCAAAAGTGCATCAGCCTATTATCGTCCAAGTGGTTAGTGAATGAATCAGGATTCCCGTATATACCAGTGAAATATCCTGCTGCTTCCACTCTTTCCATGAAGGCCAAGGCGATATCCGTGAGCAGATTCCTGTCAAGTTTGAGCATATCCTTTTCTACATCATAGTAGACGGGCATTTCAAACTTCTTCCCCTTCAGCAAGGAAAGAAAGTAGTCTGCTTCCTGCTTCGCACGCTCAACCGTAGTTGCGTTACCGAAGAAGTAAGCGCCTATCGGCAGGTTAAGAGCCTTGCACTTATTATAAGAGTTCTCAAACTGAGAATCCTTATACAGTCCATCGTCCCCGCCGCCTGCTTTGAGAATAGCGAACTGTACTCCCTCTGCCATCGCCTGTTTGAAATTGAAATCCTTCTGATATCGTGAAGTATCAATACCGAACCACTGCATACGATCACCAACAAAAAAACAGGCTTAATGCCTGTTAATTCTCTTACAACATTCATAGCAGATATTCTTGACTTGCCAATCGCTTAACGAGAACTCCTCACCCAATTTCTCAAAGGTGATACCATCAATATACCTGCGTTTCATTATCTGTCTGTTACGTTCTGCGTGTAACATACTAGCGCCAACGATCCACTCGTCAATCAAATGCTCAATTTCAGAACGGGGCAATCCTTCAAACATATCTTCTCCGACCTACCCATTTTACATTATCATAGGGATTTTTCGCATACAAGGTGACAAAAGGTGTTATTTAGTGCTATTTAGTGTCATTTCGCAGATATTCATGCCCAAATTTCCGCTCAAACATCTTTATTGCCGTATTCATCTGATGCTTTTCATAGTCGGGAGAATAGTTCATCTTCTTTGCCACTTCCTTATGAGAGTGCTTATCATGATAATACAGCCAAAGGATGATACGCATATCCTTATCGTCCATCCCTTTTATCTGTTTTTCAATCACGTACTTTGTATACACAAGCGTTTCACGCTCTTTTTCAGCCTTCAAAGCGCAATCTGCTGCCTTTACCACCAGACTTTCCATCTTATCCGGCGCGGGAGACGTATCTACTCTTACATCTGAAGGCTCATGGTGTAATTTTAGCGCTAAATCACGCCAAGACTGCGCTTCACTCTCACTATTGGCAATCTCTAAGTCGATATTCCTTAATTGCATCAAATACGCCCTTGTGTTCATTCTTCACCCCTCTTTGCCCATTCTACCCAACCGCCGCAATAATCACACGCACCATACTTAGATGTTATCTCCGCACCGCAGTTCGGACACGTTATCCCTTTGGGAACTGCCGTATCATATATCTTTGTGTCTCCAAATGTTTGGAATGTTAATGTAGCTGTCCATACCGAACGTATATAACTGCTAGAGGTCATTTCTATTGTCGGATATCCCCTGGTTTCTATCGCCCTGTCTTTAGCCAAGAACTCAAAACGTATATCGTTCGGTTTTAACCATCCTATCATCTCATAGAGTTTCTGACTTCTTTCTGTAAGGATCATGTCAACAGAAAATGTCTCTTCTCTCTGTGAAGCCAGACTGTAGTACCGCCGCCCATCCATATCTATATCAACACTAGGTTCATGTATCTGCCTGCTGACGGTGATTATGTCGTCAAAATATACATAATCTTCCCCACAGTTAATAAGAACACGCACATCTCGTGATTTTCTCCCTATTCGTGCCATCTTGTTTAGGCAGTACCTACAGACTTTCTCATAAGGATTAGTTGCACCGCCGCACCACGGACAATGATACGCTGTTATCTTCATATTTCCTCCTATATCGGGCTTTTGATAATCTGTGCCTTACGCTTTGTACGTGTCTCAAACATCATCGCAAGCTGTGTTATCGAATCAGGGGCATCGTCAAAAACGTTCTTACCTTCCGCAGAAAACATCGTCATTTCATCTATGGCCTTCCTGTACTGTGCAGAAGCCACATATACAAAATTGCTATCATCCGTCCATTTTCTGATGGTTAAGAACTGGAAGTGCCTCTTCACAAAATCCGAATATCCGCTTATCTTATCTTCCTTGCTCATCTTCACAGGAGCATTTTCCAGTATGATATGACAATGCCGTATCTTCCGTGCATCCAGTTCCTTCTGAAGTTTTTCTGCCAGAAGATCACCGCCGCGATTCTTCTCTATCTTCAGTTCCGTAATGGTATGTTCTTCAATCTTGTCTGCCACCAGAGGGATTGTATACGCCACTGTACGCTTATCATGCACCCAGTCCACAATAAACTGCTCATCCCCAAAATCTTTACATATAGGCATAGATAAACTGTCCCCAGAACCAAACGCGGGGTCTAGGGCAGCCAGTGTCCGACAAGGAGTGTCCGGCACATTCCCGTCAAAGAAACGTAATTCTTCAATAGGGAAGGTTAATCCTTCACGAACAAACGGAGCCTGCTGATACTTCGCCATCCAGTCTGCCTTTTCCAGACGGTTTCTGTAGTTTATATAATATTCAGTAGAGAATCCTTTGAACTCATACTGAAAATTACTCTCATCATGCTCATTTAATGCGGGTATCTTTCTGAACCTTGCGCGGGGATTCCCTACGTTCTCATGCTCTTCGCGAACCAAAGGGTCAAGAACTGACCACAGAGTACCTACCAATATTTTCTTGGCCTTATCGTTCATACGGTCAAGCATCTTATTCTGGTATTCTTGATATGTATTCTCCATTCTGGAAGCCGATAATGAATGTTCACGGTCACGCACCAAGTCGTCCACGTACAGATATCCGTCCTCACTCACATCCAATGCACCTGTCCATGAACCATCCGCACTTCTACAGGAAAATGTAGCAAATTCATCCGATTTACCAAGGTTAATACTGAACTCCGCAGGATCACTGGACTTTTTTTCAACCACCTTCTTCATGTCTGGGTTCACATACTGGAATAACTCAGCATAGCAATAATCATCCTCACTTGTGAGATTGTCCAAACCCTTGAAAAATCGCTTCACAAGCTGTCCAGAATGACCACCCATGATATTATGGCTCATAGGCTTTTTAAGCCCTATCCAGGTCAAAAAGAAGATGCACAGACCCGATTTGCCAACACGAGAAGGCATCGAAAGCCCGTAGGTATCTAATAGATCATCTTCCATGTCCTGTAAGTCCTGTGCCGGAACACACAAGGTTTTTCTACGTGGTACATAGAACCGCTTCGCATACGGCCTCTTACGCTCCATATAGTACATATATGAAGTAAACAGAAACGGAGATTCAATCTTAAACAGTTCATACGCCTTATCTATCACGTTATGCGTCTGCTTATGATCCTGCATCCACTTTTCAAGCATCCAGAACGTGCCGTTCGTCTGTTCCTTTACCCATCGTTCGATGAGGTCATGAGAAAAACGGGATATCTCCCTACCGTACTCAATATCCTTCTCAGTGACGTAGGCAACATTCGCCGCTGCAACACAGGCATCTATGACCTTCTCATCTGCCTTGTCGCTCTTTCCCATGTAATTCTTATATGATTCAAACGCTCTTATCAGTTCCTTGCTTGCCATTCTCCCGTCCTGCTTCCCTAAATGCTTCTAAATAATTCTTGTGAATCTCTTTCCACAATTCCGTGAGAAAATCACGGGTGCTTGCCGAATCGCGTATACCTGCGATTGACACATAACCTAAAATCATAAATTGTGCTAATGCACTCGTGTTCTCGGCTATAAGGTCTGCAATCCACTTCTTATCTTCATCACTCATTTAGCGTCCTCCCAATGAACACAATTCATCCGTACCCATCCCAACATAGGCTTATAAGGGCAGTCTTGTTTCCCGCAGGTATCGCAGTTATACCGTATGCCCAAATCTATAGAAAGTTTGTATTTTTCCGCATCTTCATTCATAAGATTCTGAAAATACCTGTACACAGGACAGCCCTCATCCGGCTTAGACGTTCCACATACCGCTGTTTTGCACGGACACCACTCTTTCAGCCAACAAGGTTTATTTTTTTCCATTTTCCATCCTCTTATTGTAGAAGTGTTCTGCCTCTTTGCAGAATATCTGTACCAGGTTTTCCAGATCACTTTCCCAGTATTCCAAAAGCTCCATCGAAAACAGGCGGTTAAACTTCACAGGCACTACGGATTCTGACCACACTTTAGTCAAAATCATTCCTTCCTTGTCAAAACGGAAGTAAACCCCGTATTTCTCATGCAGTTCGCACATCGTTCTGATAGTTTCAAATTCTTCCATATTTCCTCCTGTTTCTCCGCTTGCGTGGCTTTAGAGCCTTCCTTAAAAGCGTTCCAATGCCTTTTCTGCCTCTCATGAGCGGCTTCCCGTGCATCTTACGTTCATTATTAGTCACTATCTTAAAAGACCCGCTGAAGCTCATCTGGCTAAACGTAGGTACATCAGTCACATATGATTCTGCTTCTGCCGACAACTCTATATTTGTCACCGAACCAAGTTCACCCAGTATCTCTCCATCCGGCGTGCCGAAATATACTCCCTTTATTTCCCCTTTAATCGGCATATGGCATCCTCCATCCCCTTTTCAAGCTCTAGCTCCTGTCCGCAGGCAAAACAGACATATTTCCCCTCTATCTTGCCTACCTCTTCATGACACTTCGGACAAACTGGACAATCATACATCCTCTTTTTGTGCCAGTCGTACTCCTGTCCCCAAATCGCCTTCATTCAGCCTCCTTATGTACTCACGCAGACTTCCATTTATGTACATTGTCACCCAGTCCCAATAATCACAGGGTCTTTCATAAAACTCCCATAGTCCATCCAGTGATCGCGGGTCTATATCAAAACTTTTCGGAAGATTCATCTTCATCGTCTAAGGGTTCCCCAAAGTAGGAAAGATATGCTGCACGGCACTCTCTGAGCGTTGCCCTCCTGCTTATATTCTCACCGCAGGCATCTATATTCTTATCTAACCACTCCAAATAGTTGTCAGCATATCGCGTGTAAAGCCCTACATCCACGTTGCTCATCACCACCGCAGGCACTCCCATGACCTCTATATCCATAGAAGGCATAGAATCGGCACTTTCCGTCAGCGTATAGCTGTATACACGCTCTATTTCCTGCCCGTCAACGAAAATATGTGTATGTTTTCCGTCATTCTTTATCTCAACCTTCGCCCTCATCCGCTACCTCCTTCTGAAGCACCTCAAACTCCTCTGGATGCTCAGCCCTGAAACAGATCAGCGCCCTCTTTATCAGTGCCTTCGATATCACCATACGCTCTATCTCACCGCTATCCTGCCAGTCCCCGTTTATCAAATACTGCTGTATCGTATCTAGCACCAGTCTGTTCTTCTCTTCCGTCATTCTATGAAGAATACGATACGTTATCTCTTCAGTGAACATATTTCCCCCTTATCGGTTAACCCAAGCCGCAATCACGAGAATTATCACTATGATTGCCAAAATTATCGCTGCCCCTATCCACAGCGGACTTAATACCCATATCCAGGGCCAGTCAATCACGCCTACCAGTTTGAGAACGATAAACGCTATCGTCAAAAGACCGCTGAACCCTACTCCTGCTGATGCACTTCTGCTCTTTCTCTCATTTTCCATCCTTTTACCCTCCTATAAGTCTGTACAGTTCCTCTCTTACTACCCCTATCTGCTCATCTATGTACCCCTTCAGGCGCTCTTTCCTGTTCCCATGGAACCATTTCTGTTTGAACTCTGCCAGACGTTCCCTGTATACACTCTCCCCGCTGTCTCCACTCTGCCACCACTCTAAATCATGCAGAACCTCTACCAAATCCTTAATCATGTCGTCCATTTCTGGATCATACATCCGGCCTTTACACTCATCCTCTAGCCTGTAACATATGTACTCATACGAACCACCACTCATCTTTGCCCCCTATCTATGATCGTTCTCATCCAACAGCGCTTCCATCGCCATGTCATACGCCGTTAAAACCTCTTCATCTGGCAAAACAAGGTCACAATACTCACAATTCCTATCGCACCCACGGATATTTCTCAAAACACACTTCTTTTCCGTCTCTAAAACGAAAATCGCACGCTTATTCGTCATACTCACCTCACGCTATGTCCCAAATTGTCATTTGTTCTGCCATATTCAACCTAATTTGCTCTTTTTTCTCCGCAGACAGGCGATTGTATGTCTTTTCGTTAGTAAAAATGTACTCATCCGCATATGTACCACCCTTTTCTACCGCTGAAAGAACTCTTTTTGACCTTTTCGCTACAGGAATAAACCCTTCTGGCATATCGTATTCTGAAATATATATATTTTCCTGTCTCTCAGCCCATTTATAGAACCTCTGATTGTCAAATCCCTCATATTTACCACAATTTGTGCCAGAATAAGGTATATCGCAGTAGATTAACGCCCCTTCGGGGACGCTTACATCCTCAAAATCGCCCTCTAAACTCTGTAAGCCCTCTAAACTCTGTAAGCCCTCTAAACTCTGTAAGCCCTCTAAACTCTGTAAGCGTTCAATCTCATGGTTTCGTTCAAGCATTTCACATCTGGCCTGTTGCCGGAGTTGCCTGTTAACCTCTAAATATCTTCCGTAAACACTCTCACTGTTTGCATTGACTTCATATCCAAAAGGTTTCAGTAAAGCCATATCCGCAGTATATACGGCTTCATGGATGGCCTTTTTTAGTGGTTCAAGTTCCTTGGCAAACAGGTAATCAACGCCATTATTCCCAAAAGACCATATCAGGGCTACATACGCATCCGTAGACTTCCTTTTTTCAAATTCCTCACGGCTTATCCACTCTCTTTGGTTCTCAACAGTGTATTTTCCGTGTATACAGTCCAGAAAGAACTGTGGAAGCCTACCATCTATATCGTTGATGATGAAATTCTTATATTTTCCACTCAAAAGCGCCCTATGTGTCACCGCACACCCCCCGCAAAACAAATCTACGAAGGTATCAGCCTTTGGTAATTCGTCTACCAACCATTCAGCTATCGAATTTTTACTCCCCTTGTATGGAACCCCGTACCTCATCTATCTCCTTTAGGCAAAACATCTCACACTTACCTTCATCATCACCCAAATACTGCACTACATCCTCATGCACCGTACACACATACCTGTCCCTCACCGTCCTTGCATGGTCAAAACACGGTACTGGCGGTACATACAGTCTCTTACAGTGTCTACACTCCCTACAAATCATTTCTTCAGCCCCTTTATCGCACTCTCCGCTGCTTTCTCTACTGGTATACATAGATCATGGCACGCTTCTTCAAATTTCTCTGCCCATTTCTCTTTCTCAGCTACCAGTTTCCCGTTCTCTACCATCAATTTCCCCTCATTCAGCATCTCACAGAACTCTGTTGTTAATTTTTCTAATGTTAGGCCGGAACATAACGCCATTTCCTCTATATCGGCGATAGCCGAGCGCGTTTCTGTGGAAATTTCATTCTGTGGTACAGAATTTTTAGGCATTTTCCCGTTTTTTAGGTTTTGTGGTACAGAAAAAACCGCATTTTTTAAAATTTTTCGGATCGTTTCTGACAAATTAGTGTCTTTTTTCACTAATTCATCGTATAAATCCTCGCTTATCCGCAGTTTTACCGTTTTATCCTTCTTTTCGTTTGTTGGTCTTGCCATGCTTCTCCTTCCATGCTCTATGTGCTGCAAACACCGCACCTTGAATATGCTTCCCTTCTGCTATTCCCCGTCTTAATGTACGCCTATCTAATGGCAGTCTTTCACATAAATCTTTCACAGAAACATACTCACCATTAAATTTGTATATCTTTGCCGTGCATGATGAACGCCTATTCCTGCTTTGCGTGGAATCATCAGCCCATCGGCAGTTCCCGGGTTCATAATTTCCATCATTATCTATCCTGTCTATAGATAAATCGTTCGCATATCCGTGTGATAACGACCACTCAACAAACTTTTCTGGATCACTAAGCCATTCAGAACATATAGATATCCCTCTAAGCCCATAATACTTGTATGCCTCGTTATTTTCGTTGTAGCACCGCCCTCTCATTCCATGAAAAATCGCTCTTATCCTGTCTTTTTCCGGCGTATGCTCAACCTTTAACCTCTCATAATAACAACCACACGATTTTACTTGTCCACTCTCCCAGAACGTAGGCTTTATTTCCGTTATATTTCCGCAATCACACTGGCAACGGAATCTTTTCCTACCAGTTTTTTTGTCCCACGTAATTCCTATAACCGTAAGATAGTTGTTTTTCATGCCTATATATGCCTCTGTAAATCGTTCTTTCGTCTGCCTATGCGTATGGCATACAAAATCTGTTCTTTGCGGCATCCCCTGTATGCCCCACATCTTTACCGCATCGCAGATCGTACATTGTGCCACATAATTATTCCCATCTATCCCGACTATCTTATATTCTCCATATATCTGTCCTACATTACTCTCTATAGCACACTGTTTTTCTTTCTGTGCCATACCTCTTGCGAGTATCTTCCTTTTCTGTGTAGTCTCTTTCTCAGCTTCTTTCCGGCACTCACATACACTCTGCATCCGTTTCCAACTTGTCCCACATAATGTGACCATCCGTTTATGTATTTCTGTGCCACAATGCCGGCAAATCAACAGTACATCCTTCTCTTTGCCCCCTATGTACGCTATGTCCTTTACTTCAAAATCCCCATGCTCCTCACCTATCCGCCTTTCCTCTGCCCACACTATATTCTCTGCGTTTCTCCTGTTAAGCCCCTTCTCTATTAACTCTGATACTGTATTCATCCTCCCTCCTTATGTGGGACAAAACCCAGATTGAAATTGTTGTTACGGACGTTACCCGCCGCCCTGGCCTCCCTCCGCTAGTGACCTACTACCCGCAATTGTGGATAAGTACAGGCCGGACGCCGCGAAAAGTAAACAAACATACAGAAAACGTCACTTTTTAGGGCGAGTTATCCACATTTTTCTCGGAATCCTCCAAACATAAGCCGTTATCACCGAAAACAGGAAGCGCCGCGGCCGTGTTATCATGAGCACTTGACACATGATTGACGTTTACCGTCTCCGAGTATCCGTGCCGGGCTTTTAGCAGGAAGATGCCGCCAATGACACCCGCACCACCACCCGCAACGCTTGACGACAGGCCGCCCGCCTCAATAGCACGGGCTTTTTGAAGGATGGCAACACTCGAGGAACTTAATCCCCGCCCAGTATAATCATAGAAGTACGATGAAGAGACGCCGGAAAAACTCACGAAATCAGACACAAGAGGCACTTGCTTAAACGTGCCGCAAAAGTACGCCCAGACTTGCAGCAGCTCCTCGAGCTTATCGCCGGAGTATATAACGCCCCCGCGGGCTTTTATTTTATCCTCGTCATACAGGACGCGCCCGGCCTTTATACGTTGTCCAATCATCATACAGGCGGCTCGCCACTGCTGAGCATGAATTTTAGACAGATTAACACCCTCGAACTCGGCCCAGGAATCAAACCAAGCGCGGACGGTATCGGCAAATCCCTCGGGCAGTTTGCTGCCGTTATCTACAACCTCGGCAGTATCATCTTTTATAATATCGCCCTTTGTAGTGGGTATATCTGACGATATAAGGCCAGCGCCATCATTAAACGGGAGTATAACCGCGGACGGATCACCCGCCCCGGCTTTGTTACCGTCTTTTATACTGGTATGTTTTACCCCTTTATTTTGACCCGTAACGGCTTTATGTTTTGAAGCGGGGATTTTATCGGATGCAGAACCAGAAGCCGCCACAGCGCCACCAGGAGCGCCCACAGAACCACCCGCGGCAGGCTTGCTATCTGTTATTGATCCCGTTATACCTAAATCAGACAGAACGCCGGGAACGCTTGACAGATCACCACCGATCACGGCTCGCAGATCATCGCCCCGCCCGGCAGCATTGAAAGCACCAACAGCCCGCGCCGCGTCTCCGCTGGATATACTGAAATAATCCGCTATAATATCACGCGCTTTTTTTAACTCTGCCATAGATACAGCCATTTTTACAACCTCCGAAAATAAAAAGAGGCGGCAACCCGTCAAAGGTTAACCGCCATCTTATAAAGATCACTTGACGCAGACCGCGCCCACATCATAATTATATTTTATATCAGATCACCCGCCCGCGGGCTTTTCTCTTCTTTCCAAATCTTCTTTTATCAATCTGTTTATATATCCGTTTACACTCTCATGTGTAACGGCTTTTATACGGGCTTTTGTGCCGTTTGGCATGGTTACAGTTTGACGCTCGTAGTTTTGAGCAGTCCACTCATTTTGTCTTTTATACTGCGCTTTTTGGCGCTCCAAAGCGGCAAGCGCTTTTTTCTCTGTCTCTTTATCCATATAAAACCACCTCATTTTTTATCATATTACACCATATTATTACATAATGCAAGCACTAATATTATTATGCATATTGCACTAATACTATTGTTTTACTTTGTTTACTATTACATATTGCACTAATATATTTTGTGTGTTAATATTAGTGCAAGATAAGAACAGCAAACAAAAAGTAAACAAAACTCAGGAGGTAAAGCCCATGTTATACAGCGAATTTTTAAACGGAACATGTGCAAACGATACCGAATACAACTATACAGTATATAAGAACCTTGAAGCGCTTTATATGGCAAATGATAAGCTCACAAAAGAGGATATATACAGAACAGGAAAGCAGCTTGTAAACAACGAGCCGAGCGAAGCAACAAAGGCAGCCATTGAAAAAGCCGAGAACGAGATCCAGGAAGCCGAGAAGAATATCCAATACTACAAAGAGAGAATCGAAGTATTAACAATGTATATCGAAATCAGCACCGCCGAAGAGATAAAAGAATACCGCGAAGATATAAAAAGATATAAAGCACAGATCAAAGAAGAAAAAAAGTGGATTGATAGACAAAAGTTTTTCTTGAGGATCGCATAAAAGGAGGGCGAAAACATGACAAATTATAAGTATTTGATAATCGGACATTTTACCAACGGCGAGCCGTGGGAAGAGACAGCAAAAAACAAAAGGGAGCTTGCTTTTGTTCTGAATAAGATTGACAGCAACCCCGCCGCAATACTGGACACAATCGAAGATAAAAACGGAAAGGAGAACAAACACCATGACAGTTGAAAAGATAGGCGCTACCAACTACGCAAATATTTACGGCATATACGACAGCACCGGGAAAGTGATCGGAACCGCGGAAATTGTACTTGCTGGACGCTATACGGGCCACTACTTTTACACCTTATCAGGAAAGCACACAAGAGCACAGATAAAAAAAATTTTTTACCAGCTTCACAAGTGAGCACCACCCTAACAACCAGCCCGAAAAGTAAACGGAGCCGGGCCCAGGAAGGCCGACAGGAACCGCCGAACACGGACGAACAAAAGCCACCGCGGGCGATAAAAGCGGAAACCATAAACCAATATAGGAGGGTTGAAAGATGAATAAATTATATAATTATCTGCTAAAAATCGGAGTAGAGGAAAGACCGAAACACGGACACCATGACGAAGCCCCCGCGATATTTTACCGCGAGACATACGGAGACGCGAGCTATTTTTACAACGCACCGAACCACACCCACCCCGGCGCAGTTGTAGCACTGGATTATAACGTAGACGCCCCCCAGGAATATTTTAAGAACTTGAGACGCATTGAAGAACAGCTCGAGCGTTATTGCGAGCGCTACAAATACGAATATACGCGCCGCGCGTGTTATGGCGTAGCATTTTACACCATAGAAAGCGCCGCAGACAGAGCCGCTGCAAATGATTATAATTATTTTAGGGATGCAGCCCGCAGAGAGTGCGAGCAATATTACCATATCGCAATAAACAACGGGACGCCCCAAAAGGAAATAGAAGCAACTTTACGCGGTATTATGGATAAATACGGCGCAAATTATAAAGAGTTTTTACAGGCTACACAGCCCGCGACAGCATGAAAGGAGGCGCGAACGATGGACAGTAGAATATATATAGAACCCGAAACCCTGAAAAGAGCAGCCGAAAACAGCCGCGAAGCGTTCCAGGAAGCCCGCGCAGCAGTCAAAAACGGAAGCCCCGAAGAAATCCGCGCCGCGATCCGTGCAGCCCTTGACAGGTCAAGCGACTATCGCGCATTGTTACGAGCAAATTATCACATATAAAACCATGAAAGGAGACCCGAAAAAATGAGAAACCGCTATAGATTAACCTTTACTTTTACAGATACAGAAGAAGAAGCCCGCGCCATATGTGACCGATACACCGCCACCGCGACACCATACGCTCGGAAGAAGCACCCCGCATTTTATAGGGCGTGGACATCTTCAGACGGGCGCGAGCATAAGTTTATAGCATGGACTTATACCAACTAATCCCGCGCGGAGAACGACCCGCAGAAAGCGCGACCCGATCACCACGGGCGCGGGGCTTTATTCCTTGACAAGATCACAACCGCTCGAGCCTTTCCTGAATAGCTTTTTTTATAAAACCATTTACAGACTCGCCGCAAGAATCCGCAGCCGCTTTTATTTTCTCATAATCCGATTTTTGCATATCCAACGGTACGCGCTTTATATTTACAGCATTATATTTTTTCTGTTTTTCAGGTATAGCCACTTGCACCACCTCCAAAACAGATTATATCACCGCATAAAGTATATGAACATATACAGATTGCATTAAAAAGTATACGTACATTTGTATATTATTACATCTTGTAAAGTATACGTACATATACTATACTAATCATAAGAACAGGGGCAAAGCCTCAGAAAGTAAACAAAATATTATAAAAGGAGGGTAAAACAATGTCAGATACTTATTATTCATACAGAGAGGTAAAAGTTAAGATTGCGCACCGCTTGCAGCAGATGGACGGGTGGACGGTTTACGGCTACCACGCCGACAACAGTGACCCCATGTCGGACTATTACGACCCGGCAAATTGGGACGGCATCGCAGAAAAAAACGGTTTTAGGCTCGTAATTGATAAGAGCAGCGAGCGCGAAGATCGCACCGAAACTCGCACCCGTTACGGCGTAAAGGGCATGAGCGCAGAAACTCGCGAAAAGATCAGCAAGCTCGAACAGATGACCCAGGAGCGCGGAGCAAGTGCAGCCGAAGAAGCAACCGCAAAAGCAAAGATTAAAATATTACAGGAAAAGGAAGCCGCACAAGATGAGACATACACTGTTTTTTATCCTGGACACAAGGCAAACCCGCCCCGCTGTAATTGGCATATAGAAAAAGACGGCATTATCATTGACAAGGGGACAGGCTTATTAAAATTTGCGCGAGTCGCTGATATAACCCGCGAGTGCGAGGTTAAAGAGTGGCAGAAGTTCAACACAAAAACGCCGGAAGAATGGAAAGCCGCCTTTATAGATCATCAAGTTTGTTATTGGGGCGAGCATGAGCGCGAAAGAGCCACAGAGAGCGCCGACAGACGTTATAAAGAATCAGTCGAGTATTATGCCTTATTAGATGCTTTTAATAACTTGATAGCACGTTTTAACAATATATGTG